CTTCCTATGGACGCATTCGATAAATGCGAAGAAATTACACCAGCTAAATTATACTCAATCGAGTTTATGATAAGCCATTAATTAATCAATAAAGGCGGTGTAGAATGAAGATATTAGACACAGCTATGACGGAAATTGTTAAGGGAAATAGTGCAAGATACTATTCTAAGTATGTTGTTGAAGGAAAAGAACATATAGAAACACTCAACAATTTCAAGTTTCAAAACATAATAAATCCCAATAACGAAATTACGATAGGTAACACTTGTGCAAGCAGTGTTACCTTTTCTATTTATATGCCAACAGTAAGCCTTGAAAATAAGGAAATTACCATATTCGAGGGCGTTAAGGTTGGCAAAGAAATTAACTATATTAAGTTGGGAATATTTACAGTTACTAAGCAGACAAGTGACGGAGAATACACAAGCTACGAAGCATACGACAGAATGTATAAGGCTGACATGCCTTACTTCTCGGATATGGCATTTCCTAGCACAGATAAAGCTATTCTTAATGAGATATGTGGCAAGTTAGGTATATCTTTAGTAACAAACATAGTCTCAGCGCATACTATCAGCGACAAACCACAAGGTTACACTTATAGAGAAATTATCGGCTATATGGCTATGCTACAAGGCTGTAATGCGGTAATTAATTCTGATGGAAACCTTGAATTAAGGTGGTATAAGGATAGCGGTTATGTACTTGACGGACATAAGTATTATCAGCAGGGTGTTACATTCACAACGAGTAAAGATTTTATTATACAGAAGCTGACTTGCAATAATACCAAAAGCGGTTCTACAGAACAAAGTCAGATTACTTCTGGTGACGGAGCGACAGGACTTAGTTTTGCCAATCCGTTTATGACGCAGGCAATTCTTGATGAAGTCTATAAAAAGATAGGTGGTTTTACATTTAGACCGCTTACAGTTAAGTTTGTCGGTGATTACCGACTAGAAGTTGGTGACATTATAACTGTCAACAAAGGTGGCGTTGACTACAAAGTGCCTATAATGCAGATTACGCACGAATGTGACGGCGGCTTAATGGATACAGTTACATCTATAGGTCAATCTGACATGGAGAATACAAGTGTTGCTTCTGGTCCTGTTACTAAGCAAATGGAACGGTACTATGCCGACTTGATACTTGTAAATAAAGCACTTATTAATAAACTATCTGTTGATGAAGCTGATATCAGATACGCAAGCATTGAAACCTTAAAGGCTGTTAATGCTAATATTGATAACCTTAAAACAAATAAATTAGATGCAACATATGCAAATATCATTAATGCTAATGTGGAGAGCCTTAAGGCTGTTAATGCGGATATCGCAAATCTTAAAGTAGACTATGAGAAAGTTGGCATACTTGACGCAAGTGTAGCTGATATCAAGACATTAATATTCGGTTCAGCAACAGGAACAACAATAACAACGGATTTCTCTAATTCTGTTATTGCTGTTTTGGGAGAAGCGCAGATTAAGTCAGCAATGATTGATAGTCTTGACGCAAGCAAAATCACAGCACTTGACATTAATACTACTAATGTACTTGTTCACAGCGAAGATGGCAAGTCACAGTGGAAAGACAATACAATTCAAATATCTGACAGCAATAGGGTTAGGGTTCAGATAGGTAAAGACGCTAATTCAGATTACAACATGTATATCTGGGATAAATCAGGCAATTTGATGTTTGACGCTATTGGATTAACAGACAAAGGTATTCAACGACAGGTTATCCGTGATGATATGGTTAAGGATAATGCTGATATTGCCGCAAGCAAGTTGAATATAGAATCGCTGTTCAATGTTATCAATAATGATGGTTCACACACGCTTAATTCAACGAAGATATATGTTGATAGTGAACAGCAAACCCTTGATAGCGTATTTAAGAGTATTCAGACAACCGCTGGCGGCAATTCTACATTATGGGGTTCGGCTATTAAGCAATCTAAAGATTTTATTGACCAAAAGTTGTGGTGGACTGATATTCGCAATGGAGAGTCTATCGAAAGCAAATTCAACACAGTTACAAGTACGCTTGATAGCTTCGGTGTGCAAATAGGAGATGTTTACAAGCAACTCAATGATGATTTCAAGATATATCAGGTGACATACGAGCCGACTAAGGATAATTATCCAGCTAATGAGTGGAGTGTACCTATATATCCAAGCGATGATAGATACCCTAGTGATAGCACATGGGAATACACAGAAGCAGAATATGATAATTATGTAGGCATTATAGCGTATTGGGAAGCACAGAACAGAGCGTGGCGTTGGATTAAAAAAATAGACGGAACGCACGGTTGGAAAGAAATATCTTCAACCGAAATCGC